TTATATCCCATCATATATGCTAAATTAAATAAATTTTTAGGATCTTTAGCATAATTTAAAAAAGTTTCTTGTAATTGAGTATCTTGATAAAAAGATAATACATCCCCGACGTAAGATGCCATTTCAATTAACATCATACCTGGTGAAGTTTCGTCGAAATCATTATAACTATCAGGGAAGTAGTTTTTAGCCATTTCAACTAACGAATTCCTAAAATCGTTAAAGTCCCTGTTTACATATTTTATTTCTCTTTCTTTTGCCATTATTCAAAGTTTATAATCAAATCATCTTGTATATTTGAATCAGCAATAGCATATCTCATAGTAAATGAAATACTATTACTGTCTGGTTCTCCTATAAGTTCAACTTGAGTTGGTTTTACTCTAGGAAAAAATACTTTTATATCTTCTAGTATCTTTATTCTTAATCCTTCAACTTGATCTTCATCAATAGGTTCAAATAGTAAAGATTTTAATCCAGCACCGAAATTAGGGTTAAATACCCTTTCGCCTGGGTTAGTCAAAAAATAGTTTATTAAGTTTGCTTTTATAGCATCTTTAGTAGTAAAAGTAGAATTAAAAACTGCTTTACCGGAAAAAGGTAGATTTATACCTACTGCTTTTCTAGGCTGTCTATCTAAAGGATCTATTCTTTGGAACTTAACTGCCATTATCTATTCTTATCTTTTTCGAATGACTTATCTAATACAGCTTTTGCTTTTTTAACAAAGTCTAATTTACTTATATCTATACCAGGCTGTGGACCTGAGTGTTCTGTTAATCCCATATCAGTAGCTATTTTACTTGTAAAGTTAGGCTTAGGTATACCAACGTTGTTCATAACGTTATTATAATCCTCGCCTGTCATAGCAGCTTGAGTTTGGTTTAACATTTCTCCTAGAGGTACAGTACCTGTATTCATTTTACCTACAGACCAAGTTCTAGCAAGGTCTTTTTGTTTGACTTCTTTATAGTCAGTTCCTACAGTATTTTTATTAGTTTCAGGTATAGCACTTGCGTACTTAACTGCTTCATTTAGCATATCCTGTAACTCTTCCTTAACTGCAGCTCTTACTTCTTCTCTTATTAATTTTCGTAATAAATCTAGTTTCATAATTATAAATAGTTAGTTTATGGAAGTTGGTTGTCAATTCTGAATTTTAATTCATTTTTTAACACCTGAGGGTCGCTAGCATAAGAAGGTTGTCCTCTTAAAACTATGATTCCTCTAAAATCTTTTGCAATAGCTTGACGTCTTGGAACATCTATATTATTATCTGCAACGTCAATGATATCTATTTGATAAACTCTACCGGACTGACTAGTGTAATCTTCAAGATCAGAGCTATCACTTGGTTTAAGTTTATTATTTAATATTTTATCTCTTTCTTCTTTAGATAGCTTAGGATCTAAAGCACATCTTTCTAATAAGGTTTTTAACCTATCTAGCCTTATTTTTATAGGGTCGAATACTGATGTGGTACTTTCCAATAATGCTCCTATATCATCTTTCTCATCTTCTAAAATACCTATTATTTTTTTAGCATTTTCTAACTTACTTGCTTGACTTAATATTTTACCTACTCTTTCAGAATAAAGTAAACCTCCTTGAGGTGGTGGAACACCGTAAGCCATAGCTTTAGCCATCAAAACATGAGTGAGTATATCTATAACTATCTTACCGGCTTTTATAGGTTTATCTAATTTTTTAGGTATGCTAGATACTATTTTAATTCTTCTATTATATCCCTGTTCTACTTTATCTATAGCCGTAATTGTTCTCTGAATAGATTCCAATACAGCAGGAGGAGGACATTGGTCTAAGAACTTTTCTATTTCTTGATCAATTCTATCTTTAGCATAATTTACTGCGTATGTTTCTGCTTCAGCTAATAAAGTAGCAGCTATTTCAGCAAATTTTCCTTCCTTAAATCTAAATAGAGAATGTGGCATTATTCAGTAAATGTTTTTCTTGATTTTAAATTAGATATATTACTACCTGGGTTAATCTTCCTATTTAATTTTCTTATACCAGATTTTAATACTTTTGCACCTTTGATTACTCCTGGGGGTTTTCCTTTTAAAGCTGTAAGGTTATCACAAAATTGTTTCAATTCTGAATATAGACTTGCTAAATGAGATTCTAAAGCATCTCCTAAAATTACTGGTTCATGTTCTAACCTTCTGGCTCTTTCACCTAAATATATTTTTTTAGCATCTAAACCTATGTATTCTTTAGCATCTATATTTACATCTAATGATGAGACTCCGAATGATTCTTTAGAGGTGAATAGTATATCTTCTTCTTTAGCATTAAAGTATAACCTACCAGAAGTTAGTATTACTTGGTTACCTTTATATTCACCTGGATGAATAGGATCTTGAAATGCAGAATCAAACTTTACTCTTGATGGAGTGATAGGAGCTGTATGATCTGATAATATGTATATTGAGGAATTATCTTTATCTATATCTTCAGTTATTGATTGTATAGAATCTTCTATTTCAAGTTGACCATTTCTTAATATTATAAAAGGTTTTCCGTTATTACTGCTATCGGTTAGTATATTAGAAGGATGTTTATATCCTCCAAATCTGATCGATTGTCCTAGTCTTCCTTCTATTATGGTATCTCCTTCAAATGGAGCTAAAGTGTTTATCTGCTTTTCTTCTGCGTTTTTTCCTAAATTTACTTTATCGTAAGTAGGAGATATTGCATTATGATTAGGATTATTAAATACAGAAACAATATCTGTATAATATGTTTTATTAGATCTGTCATTTCGTCTACCGTCTAAAGCTCTAGTTAAAAGTACTATTTCGTTGGGTAAAGGGTAAGTACGTATATCACTACTAAGGGGAGCAGCATAAAGATTTTGAGATGCTTCTTCAGTATCATCAGGCCTACCAATTTTTTTATATAGGATACATCCAATACTTTCTTCTCCGCCGAATACATCGTATTCAGGATCTTCAGGGCTTAATATCACCTTTACCACTCTTCCAAGAAAAGTTCCGTCTAAGGATTTTAATGCTCCTTTTTCTTCAAGACCTGATCTTGGTGTTAAACTAAAATTTGGCATTTACTCTTCTTCTTCTTTTTTACCTTCGTCTATTTGTTTGACTTCGTCATTCATAGCTTCTTGCTCTTCTATAAGATCTTGAAGTTCTGATAGGTCGAACTCTTCGGTACCACCTTTCGCTATAGTTGCTTCTAGTCTCTGTATTACTTGAGCTAACTTAATAAGGTGTTCGTCGTTCTTTACTCCTATTTCCATATACTCTTTAATCATAGGAACTAATAATGTAGCATCACCTACATTTTCTATCAAAGGTTTCAGCTCTCCAATCAAGCCTTTTACCTGTGATTTAGTTTCCTTTGAATTAGAATATATCTCTTCAAATAAGTCAGATAGAGTTTTACCTTTGAATATTTCTTTATCTGTATTCATAATTCTTTTTATATAAATAGTTTATTCAGAATTATTGGATAAAATTCCTAGGTCATATGCTTTTTGATACTTTTCTCTGAATGTTTGCTTTAGTACATTTATTACTCTAGTTAAGTTAGGAGTATCACAATTAGTCATTTCTCTTATATAAATGTAGAGTGCTTTCTTTTTGAAGATATCTAAATCATGTCTTGTCTTGAATACAGTTAATACTGCATCAGCTATATGCTGGTCGCCTGGTTTGAGAAAGAGTTCTTCTAAGTTATCGTAACTATCTTCAACCCAAGCATCAATAAATCTACTGAGAGTTACTGCTTTTTTAGGATCTTCAGGTAGTTCAGGTTCATAATTTCCTTCTATATCTGCAAAACTACCTATTTGTTTTAACTTTTTATAATTTTTATTATTATAATTTATTAACCATCTCTTAACTATAGTTCCAAAATAAGAGTATGCTTTGGCTCCGTTAGTAGGATCAAACTTCATAATCTTTTCTTCGTATAAAACGGATACGATTTCGTGTTTTAAGTCTTCTATTTTATCTACATCAGTATAGTAGAACTTAAAAGTATGGATAATATTTTCTGCAAGTTTATAAAAAGGGAAATAAATATGATCTGTAAAGATCTTACTTCTATAATCTTGGTCGGTTGATGTATTAAATTTTACAATGTACTCTTCTGTCTCTTTTGTAAAGTAATTAGCTTTCGATCTCTTTCTTGCCATAATTTTCCGGGAGCATATACCTGTCAAGTTCGTCTTGAACAGCTTTCATTTGTTTAAAAAACTCTCCTACTTCATCATCACTCTGAAAGACCCCTTGTTCATCGAGATTACGTAAGTGTTTATTAGACTCTCCGATTATATTGGAAATATTCTGTAGATATTGTGTCTGATCTTGAACAACATCTTCATAATTCTCCACTTTCATCATCAAGTTTCTTATAATATACACTAAAGTTCCCGAAAAGGCAACTAAAATTGCTAAAATTATGTTAGAAATAGTAAAAAATTCTGCCATGTTATAATTTTTTTAACATATTATTTAAACCTTTTGAAGATTTTATAGGTTTTTTTTGGTTATATCTTGGTTTAGTTTCTTTTGGTATTAAGCTTCCACCTTCTCTTCTCCACATATCGAATTCAACCTTAGAGGCTAAGAAGTCTGCTGAATGTAAAACATAAACTATATTGGTTTTCATTCTAGAGGTAGGCATATTACTGAAGAAATAAGCTTCATTAGCTTTATCAAATACTCCATCATGTAATCTTATACCTAAAAACTCGTTCTGAGTAACAGCTATACCAAATTTTTGTAATATAAATAAAGATCTATCTGGAACTAGCATAAAATCTAAGTCTGGATTATAAGTATATTGTTCAAATAACTTGTTCTTTCTCCATTCATCGGTCTGGATTACGTAGTTATTCTTATCTCCATCTCCTATCTTACCTAAATCGTGGAATATAGCAGCAAATACTAACTCTTCTTCGGTAAAATCTATAGTACCTCCCATCTCCTTAAATAACTTCATCTGTTTAATAGAAAACTCTACTACTCTATTAACATGATCTATATATCCTCCGGGAAATGCATTATGATGCCAAGACTTACCACTAGCAGGAGCCATGATATAGGCTTCGCCAAGGTGTTCTATGAGCTTTTTACATGATTCTTTACGATCACCTATATAGTGATCTATAATTTTAAGATGTTTCTCATAATTCGAATGGATTTTCTCCGCTTGTAATGCCATATTAGATTAATTATTTGTTATATTATTATATTATTCTTATATTATTAATATAATTAAGTATTTATTTATATTTAATTCTTAATATATAATTAAGATAATGATTTTTATTCAAAAGATCAACTATTCTACAATAAATTTTTCCATAAAGTTATTTTTTAATACTGATTCGGTACCTGCATCCCAAAAAACTTGCATATAAACACTGATAGTATCACCTATAGCTGTTGGTGGAAATGGACCTATTGTACGTTTACTTCTCAATCTATTATGATCATCTGTAAAGTATATCGGGCTATCCTGTACTACTCCTACTTTCATACCTTGAAATTGAGTTAAAGATACGGTTGTAGTTCCGAATGGTAGTAGGTTTCCGGAGTAATCGTAGTTACCCATAAAAGGATTATAGTTATTTACCGTAAAAGTTAAAGTATCTCCTATTACCCAATAAGTATCACTTTCGAATTTGGCTTCGACATGAT